ATGGAAAGAAATGAAGTGCGTGACTGGCATCGCATTGACATTGTCGCCGAGCTTCACAAGCGCGGCGTGACAATGCGCAGCCTTTCCACCAGTGCCGGGCTAAGCCCCGACACGCTGAAAAATGCGCTGGCTCGTTCATATCCTAAAGGTGAGCGCATTATTGCGAGTGCTCTCAATCTGGAACCCTCTTCAATCTGGCCAAGCCGATACAACAAGGATTTGTGATCATGTTTGTCACTGTGAATGAATTAGTTGGCCTTCCCGGTTTGCCAGGCACTCAGCAGGGGATTCGCGGAATGATGAACAAGCGGACAGCCGACGCGCCAACTCTTGTGCGCAAACGTCAGGGTACAAAGGCTTTCGAATATCACATTGACTGCCTTCCTGACTCTGCTCAGAAAGCGCTACGTGCTCGCCAGATAAAAGAACTGATGAACGGTTCACCGAAAGAGCTGCCTGTCGCTCCTGCTACCGCATCGACTACGCCACGCGCCAAAGGTGCCGAGGAGAGCAAAATCGCGGTGTACCGCAAATGCCCGGCGCTGATGGAGCAGAAGCTGAACGGTCTGACAGCAGCACAGCGCCAGACTGCTGACGCGCGTATGGCGCTGGTCGTTGAAGTGCTGCGCCTCGGTGAACTGCCGGGATACAGCCGGGCAAAAGCTATTCGCGAGATCGTGCGTCAGGCTCAGAGTGGTGAACTACCTGAGCGGCTGGCCGCTGCCGTCTCAATGGCGAACGCCAAAAAAGGTGCGTCACGGTCGCTGAGTGAAATATCACTCAAGCGCTGGGTGGCGGATTTTAATAAGACCCGCTCCGCAGCTGAACGTCTTCTTTTGCTTGCACCGGGCAAACGTCAGGTTGTTAAGCCGGAAGAAATCAGATGGTTGCCCGAGTTCCTGAGCTTTTATCGTCGCCCTGACGGGCGCGGTATTCAGGAGGCATACGATGATTTTGCTGCTGAATGGGCTGAGCGGTATCAGGATGATGCCCTGATGGCCGCAGCAATCCCTTCTTACGATCAGGTGTGTTATGCCATGAATAAATTACCGGTAGTGGTTAAACAGAAAGGCCGTATCACCGGAAGCGAGTTCCGCCAGTATGAGGGCTTTGTCCGCCGTGACTGGGAGTCACTTCCGGTTAATTACGTCTGGATTGGTGACGGCCACGGCATGAAGATGAAAGTCGCCCATCCTGACCACGGCAACCCGTTCTCGCCGGAGGTGACGTTTATCCTGGATGGTAGCTGCCGTTATATTGTTGGCTGGAGTCTGGCGTTGTCTGAAAGTGTGATAGCCGTTGCCGACGCCCTGCGCCACGGCATCAAAAACCATGGCAAGCCGTTCCTGTACTATTCCGATAACGGTGGTGGTGAGACCAACAATACCTTCGATGCGGAGCTGACCGGTATTCTTCCCCGCCTCGGAATTGATCACCGGCTGGGTATCCCTGAAAACCCGCAGGGGCGAGGGATTATCGAGCGCCTTAACCGTTCGCTGGCCATGCGTATATCACGCCAGTTCGCTACCTATTACGGCACCGGCGCAGACCGTGGCACCGTTCGCCGCATGACAAAAGCGCTGCAGTCGGCAACGAATGCAGCGAACAAAGGGAAGGAGCTGACGGCAAAACAACAGCAGACCCTGCGCGATCTGCCGTCATGGGAATCACTCATTGAGCACATTGAGGCCGGTGTGGAGTGGTACAACAACCGCCCGCATGAGTCTCTGCCGCTTCGTGGAGATGGTGAGCACTTCACTCCGGCGCAGTTCCGCCGCTATAAGCTGGAGAAAGAAGCGACAGAAATCGAGTGGCTGTCTGAGCTTGAGCTGCGCGAGATGTTCATGCCGCAGATAGAGCGTACCGTCAACCGCTGTGAGGTCCGTTTATTCAATAACCTGTATTACTCCGCTGAGCTGAATAACGAGCACAGTAATAAAGTGCTGGTTAATTACGATATTCACGACGCAACAAAGGTTGTAATTCGTCGTCTGGATGGTTCCTTTATTTGTGAGGCTGTCTGGGATGGTAATAAACAGCAGGCATTCCCGGTCACTGCTGAATATCACCAACGCCAGCAACGCATCAAAGGGATGCGCCAGCGTGGCGAGGAGAAAGTCCGTCTGGCCGAGGCTGAGAACGTCCACACCCTGCCAGCTCCGGCAGAGCAGGAATGGCTGCATGGCAACGTCTATCGCCCCACTCGCGGTACGACACCGGTGGCGCTGGCGGAAGTGGAGGATGCGGAATACAGCGAGGATGAATATCTGAATAACTCGCTGGATATTCTGGAATCAAATAAGCGTAAAAACGCGATTTAAAACCATTTAAATACCCTTCAAATAATGGAGTTAATTATGTCTGAGGTGAATATTCCCGATATTCGCGAGGTTCTGCGCAACCTTGTCGATGGTAACCGCTTTACTTTTGCTCAGGTTGCCCGTGAAACCGGCTTATCAACCGGTGTGGTCAGCGGCTTCATGAACAACAAATATGCCGGTGATAACGACCGCGTCGAGAAAGCCCTGCAGCGCTGGGTCAATAAACAGCATTCTGCTGCAGAACTGCCGGAGCCACCGCGCTTTATTGAGACCCCAACAGTTAAACAAATCTGGACAGCCTTTCGCTATGCACATCTGACAGAGTGCATCGGCGTGGTTTGTGGTAACCCTGGCGTCGGGAAGTCCGAGGCCGCTCGGGAATACCGCCGCAGTAACGACAACGTCTGGATGATAACGATCACCCCCTCATGTGCCAGCGTGCTGGAATGCCTGACCGAGCTGGCCTATGAGCTGGGTATGAATGATGCGCCGCGCCGCAAAGGTCCGCTGGCCCGCGCACTGCGTCGCCGTCTTGATGGCACTCAGGGCCTTGTCATCATTGACGAAGCGGACCATCTGGGCGCAGAAACGCTCGAAGAGCTGCGCCTGCTGCAGGAAGCCACCCGTGTCGGGCTGGTGCTGATGGGTAACCACCGCGTCTACAGCAACATGACCGGCGGCAATCGCACCGTCGAGTTCGCCCGCCTGTTCTCACGTATTGCCAAGCGCGTGGCGATCAACAAGACCAAAAAGGCCGATGTGGCCGCGATTGCCGACGCCTGGCATATCACCGGTGAAAAAGAACGCGATTTACTCCAGCAGATCGCACAGAAGCCCGGCGCACTGCGTATCCTTAGCCACTCCCTGCGGCTGGCGGCGATGACGGCTCACGGCGCGGGTGAAGCTGTCAGCGAAAGCTACATTCGCAAGGCACTGCGTGATCTGGATCTGGATGTTGATGTTTCAACGTTACTGAGGGGTTAACACCATGATTACTGAACGTATTGCTGAACATGTTGGTATGGCCACCGCTGCGCAGGCATGGCTGCAGGCGCGCGGTAGTCGTGTTACGGAGATCCGGGTGTGGATGCGCCGCCCGTGTCTGGAAATCACCTGTCCGCCGACTGAACTGGTGAACAGGGCTAATCATCTGATTGAACGCTGCCCCACCGGGACCCGTTCCGTGTGGATGGCCACCCTTGAAGGCTGTCATGTTATCTGGAGGTAAGTATGGAAAAGCGCCGTATGTGGACTAAGCAGGAAATTCAGTTCGTTCGTGAAAATGCCGGAAAGCTGACGTCACAGCAGATTGCCGACAGGCTCAACCGCACCCGTCAGGCTATTCAGTCTCAGGCTAACCGCTGGGGCCTGTCGGTTCTTGTTCAACCAGCAGACGCGCATGATGCTTATCTTTGTCGCGAGCTTTATAAAGAGGGTCTGACCATTCCGGTTATTGCCGAAAAGATGGAATTAAGTCGTCGGGTTGTTTCGAATATTGTTTTTTCAGAATGTTATTAATTCAGCGAGGCTTTGATGAATACTTTAAATACCATCCCGGAAGGTTACCGGATTAACGCTCAGGGGCATTTAGTTCCTGAATCACAGATTAAACCACTGGATAAACTGCGTGATGAAATGGTGCTCGGCATCGTTGAGGCGGCTCGTCTGCAGCGTCAGTCGCTGGTCGAGTTCAAGCTCGGCTCTATGGCGAAAATCGGTGACTTTATCGACCTTTCAGCAGCGGAGTACGGCGTGGAGTATGGCGGTACCAAAGGCAATGTCACACTGGCCAGCTTTGATGGCCGTTATAAGTTGGTTCGCGCCGTAGGCGAGCATCGCATCTTTGATGAGCGCATTCAGGCAGCGAAAAAGCTGATTGATGACTGCATTCATGAATGGTCTGCCGGAGCTAATGAAAAGATTATGGCAATGGTCGATCATGCCTTCCGTGTCAATAAACAGGGCCGGATTGATATCAATCAGGTTCTGGGTCTCCGCTCACTGAATATTGACGATGCCAAATGGAATGAAGCGATGGACGCCGTCGCGGACGCGATTCAGGTGACGGGAACCAGTCAGTACCTGCGTTTATATGAGCGTCAGGATGATGGAACTTATAAACAGATATCGCTGGATTTAGCCAAGCTCTGAATATTCGTTAATTAATTTTATTTAATTTCCGGCGTTAGCGCTGTGGGGTTGCTCACGCCGAAAATCAGTAGGGACATATTATGAATCCGAAAACAAAAGGTATTTTTGAGGCTGCTTTCGCCAAATGGGGATTTGAATCTCAGGTGCTGGTTCTTTCTGAAGAAGCCAGCGAATCATCTGCTGCCTGTTCGCGTTTTCTTAACCACAAAACCGACATCAGCAAAGTGGCTGAAGAAGCGGCGGATGTCGAGATCATGATTGAGCAACTGCGTCATAACGGAATGGGCCCGATGATTGACCATGAAAAAAATCGCAAACTGGCGCGTCTGGCGCAGATTGTTGGCGTGGAATCTCAGCCAGTCAGTCCCTTTGGTCCGTCCGTTCTGGGGCTGCTGGCGGAAGCCAGCGAACAATTGGGTCTTGCCGAGACGCTCTACCGCGACACCAAAACCAGCAATCGCTATGCCGCCGCCCGCGCCCGTATGGCCGTCAGTCTGCTGATGCAGGCGGCTCAGAAGATGATGCGCGAGCAGCAGTATGCCGAACGTATGCGAACGGAGGATAAAGCTCATGATTAATTTAGAGCAGGTTAAAGCCGATATTGCGGCCCGTAAGGCGATGCCAGCTTGGGGGAAAAATACTTCCATCGAGCGCATTAAAACCATTAATGCAACGCTTCCCAGCTTTTCGCTGAAAACGGTTGAGGCTCTGGTGGATATGCTGGAGAAAACCCAGCGAGCTAATGCAGCTCAGGACGATCATATAAACCAGCAACAGAACCGAATCGACCAACTGGAGAATAAAAACGGCGAGCTGGGGCGCAGACTGTATCAGTATTCGATGGAACCGGGGGAGGCAGAGCGGCGCATCGCCGAGCTGGAGTCCCGCACCGTGAAGCTGCCACCAAAAATTGAGCGCGACTATGTTGATGGCTGGTTTTCGTACAAGGGTGGTCTCGTCGGTGGCGGCGCGGCTGAGTGGTACAACAAGGCACTGGATGATGTCGGTTCAGAACTAACCGCCGCTGGCATCAAGTGGGAGGCAGGTACTTTTCGGGAAAACGAGAATTCGTCAACCGCATCTTTTCGGGAAATATCGGAAACGTCAACTAAAGGCGGTAACCAATGACACGCTCAAACGCAATCCAGATTATCCATATCGCCAAAAATCAGCTGGCGCTTGATGATGACACTTACCGCTCCCTGCTGGGGGCGGTAGTTCCCGGCAAGTCGAGCTGTCGTGAGATGACCATCATCGAGCTGCAGGATGTTATTCAGGCGCTAGAGGCTAAGGGGTTCAAAAGCAAACCTCAGCGCCGCTCTAAGCGCCGCATGTCTGCCCCGTCAGATGTGAGCCTGAAAATCCGCGCAATATGGAAAACGATGTTTAAAGAGGGTTTTATCCGGGACGGTAGCGATATTGCGCTCGACCATTTTGTCCAGCGCCAGACCCGTATCCGTAATGGCGGCGCTGGCGTCTCCAGCCTGGAATGGTTGCGCGGTGATGCCGAAGCGAATTTCCTTGAGAGCCTGAAGCAATGGCACATTCGGGCGATGAGAGAGGCTATGTTAGCGCACCGCGTCCCGCTCCCTGAAAATCCGGTCACCGGCGAAGAAAGCCGAGACTATGACACAATCTGCAGCGCTTACGCTGACGCAGCCAGAAGGTGGATAAAATGAGTGACGATCTCTTTGGTGATGTTCGTGATGACAGTTTGCTAGATCATCTCAGTGATGAAACTGAGAATGTCCGTTTCCCGTCGATTCTTGCTGAACTCAATTCAATACTAAGCCGGGAACTGGCGAGACTGGGCGGCGATTCTTCGCATTCTCTGGAGTTGGTAATTGCGATAACTCGTCATATCGGAGGAATGCAAATCTATGTTCCTCGGGGACAGCGGCTTGAATTCCTGGTACGCGATATGCAAATCTGGCGTGATTACTGTAACAGGGCCAGCATTGATACCCTTGTGACTCGCTACCATGTCACCTACAAAACGGTGTATAAAGCTATAAGGCGTATGCGCAGGCTGGAGCACAAAAAATACCAGCCATCACTTTTTTGAGGATACCAATGCGTAAAATTTTTCTGGGTTTTATGTTTTTAACAAGTTTCTCTTCTTATGCGGGGCAGGTCTCCATTAAAGAGCAAGCAAAGTCACTCCTTGAGGATTATGCTCGAGTAGACTCAGTGGACTGGTACAATAAGGGGGATACGGCATTTGCTGAAAATGATGGGTTTATTGGTGTTTATAGGCACCTAAAGGCATCAGTTAGTGATAATTCAGTTAATTTGAAAATGGATTTTGTATCCGGCCCTAAACGCCCCGATAGTGATGAGTTTAGTAAAATCACCTCTGATGTTTGTATTACAGTATTTTCCCAGTTAATTAACCCACCGACAAAAGATACAAAGGAAGTTACTTGGGATGATGAGCCAGTAGAATCAGGAAATGATGCTCCTGACCATTTTGCTTTTATGCGTACTTCTGGATTAGATAAAGTTCACGGCCAGAAAATGGAAGGCATTATCGATGGCTGGCAAGTTAGCATTAAAAGAACTGTATTATTGACAACATGCTCTGCGAAAAAAACGTAATACTCAATTAACAAGGAAGCCGGTTAATCCGGCTTTTTTTTTGCCTGTCGCAAAATGGGATTAGTCAGATTTACTTAATCCCAAAGGTGCAGGCATGACAACATCATTTACCCCCGCATTTTCTCACGCGCTCGCGTTCGTTCTCGCCCGCGAAGGTGGTTATGTTAATGACCCGACCGACAAAGGCGGCGAAACCAAATACGGCATTTCCGACAAGCGTGATGGTCTTGCCGATGGCAAAACCGACGTCGATGGCGACGGCAAACCCGATACCCGAATTAAGGACCTGACCGAAGAACAGGCCGGGCAGATTTATTTCCGCGATTACTGGTATCCCTCCTACTGCTCTCAGTGGCCTGATGGCATCTCCCTTTTTGTGTTCGATTCTGCGGTACAGCACGGCGTTAAAAAATCTATCCAGCTCCTGCAGGATGCCGTCGGTGTTTCAGCTGACGGTATTATCGGCCCCAAAACCCGCGCCGCTGTAGCCTCAGCTGATGCCGAATGGCTTCTTCTGCGCTGTTTTCTGCGCCGTTCCCGCTATTACGCCGAGATCATCAAAGCCAATTCTTCGCAGGGTAAATACCTCAATGGCTGGTTTAACCGTCTTGATGAAATCGCGAACGCCTGTCAGGAGGTCGTCGGTGGTCAGGTCTCGGTTCCCCGGAGCTGAGCATGGGTAAGGGCTGGGATTCATCGTTACGCGCGGGGCGGCGGGACCGTCTCCGTCAGGAGGTGCTTCACCGGGTTGCCGGTGGCCCTCCGCCCGTTCCACAGGACTACACAGGCTGTGACGGTACTCATGCCAGCTACTACCGCAAAGGCTGGGACTCCGTCGATACAAGAGACATCGTCTGGCAGTGCCAGCGATACAAGGAAAAACATCATGTTTAAATCGTTGAATACCGACTGGCTGAAGCTGGCATTGCTCCGGGTATTTCAGTCCGGCTGGACGGTGGTGATTCTGGTTGGATTGTCACTGCTGTTCTGCAGCTTCACTGGCCGTCAGGCGTTTATTGTCTGGTGGCTGACTTTCGCCGGGGTGCTGTTAATTGGGGCGAGCGTATGGCTCGGCAATCTGCCTTACCGTCTGCTGCATCCGGGTAATTCTACTCGCCAGTGGTCAGGTGTGTTGTCCTGGATAATCTGGGGAGCTGGTTTCCTGTTGCTGGCCGTCGCTCCCGCGAATGCAAAAGACCCGTGGACCCTGCTCTTTAATCCGCTGGCTGGACTGACTGCCTTCCTTCTCTGGTTATGGGTTTCACATAAGGAGCCCCTTAAATGGATCCGATAACCCTTTCCACAGTGGCCTCCGTTCTGCTCAAAGCCGGACCTTCTCTGGTCCGCACTGTCGGAGGCTGGTTCGGCAGCGATACCTCAAGAGCCGCCGACTCGGTGGCCAGTATTGTCGAGACCGTCAACGGTGCCATCAATCCAGCCGACCAGCAGCGTGTTCTGGAGCAGAAGCTGGCGCAATTGCCGCCCGAACAGCTGGTACAGCTGGAGACCCTCAAGGTACAGCTGCAGCAGTTCCAGCTGGAGCGGGACAAGGCGCAGATGGCCGACCAGCAGGCCGCGCAACATGAACAGCAGGAAACCATCCGCAACGGCGATAACGCCACGGACGAGTATGTCCGCCAGACCCGCCCGCTGATGGCTCGCCTTTCGCTCTACAGCAGTATTGCTTACGTGATGATCATGTCTCTGGGGCAGCAGGCTGGCGCGGTGGCCGGTGCATTTGGTCAGGCTTTTTCCATGCCCGAACCGGACTGGGATATCGCGCTGATGCTGGCGACCCCGGCGCTGGGTTATCTGGGTTTCAGGACGCTTGACGGTTTCGCCCGCTACAGCAAATCCAGCAAACACAAGGTCATGGTGGGTAAATGACTAAAGCATTTGATCGCGCCAGCGACCTTGAAATGGAAGAACGGGAGCGGCTCTTAAACCAGCATTTAAAGCGCGTTAAAGAGCTGCCGGATGAGTACGGGTTCTGTAACGACTGCGGCGCAGCGATTTCGGCGAAGCGACTCCGGGCGCTGCCGTACGCAGTGACCTGCTTCACCTGTCAGACCATCAGAGAACATAAGGAGAAGCATGGGCTGGGAAATCATTAAGGGTAACTGGGCGATCATCTGGGCGCTGTTTATGTCCGCTGTGAACGTTATCCAGCTCCTGCTGGCCAAAACCTACGTCAAACGCGAGGAGCTGGAATTGTTGCGTACCCGTCTGCAGGGCATCGAAAACACCATTGCAGGACTTCCCAGCCAGAAAGACCTGCATCAGCTGCAGCTGGAAATGAGCAACCTGCGGGGAGATTTGCGCGAACTAGGCCCGGCGATTCGCCAGGTAAAACACGTCAGCGATCTGCTTCTGGAAAACGAGCTGAAGGAAAAATAAGAGGTGACTATGCGTGACATTCTCGACCAGGACCAGCGCCTGGTTATTCTGCGATCCCTTGTCGAATGCGGTGACAGCGCCAACGAGTCGATTCTGCAGACGTGCCTGCAGACTTATGGCCATCGCGTTTCCCGCGATACCGTGCGCACGCATCTGGCGTGGCTGCGTGAGCAGGGTCTGGTCAGTCTGACGGATGTTTCCGGCTGTTATGTGGCGGAAATCACCGGCCGTGGTGATGACGTCGCCAGCGGTCTGGCCACGGTTCCGGGGGTGAAAAAGCCCCGCGCGAGGGGATAAATGATGGCTAAAACTAAACCTTATACCGAAGCACAGCGGCGTATTTTTTATCAACTGGCCGCAGTGATGGTTTGCTCAGAGATTGAGTCTCAGGTTATCGCACCGTTCAGCGAGAAAGAGACCGGAAAACCTTATGACCGCAGCTCCCCTGATAGCTTTACCAACACGTTTCTGAACAAGAATCCTGAGTTCAGACGGGCATACGAAACGCTGGGCCGGGCTATCGCCAGAGAGCGGAAAAACCAGCTTCAGATGGCAAAGGCATCAAGGAGCAAACATGGCAGTTGAAAAACAGACCCGTGGTCGCCCCTCCAAAATCGACCTGCTGCCGGATGGCGTTCGCGACCAGTTGCACCAGATGCTGCGTGAGAAACGTCATACCCAGGAAGAAATCCGCGAAGCGATTAATGAGCTTATCGACAGCCACAACCTGCCGGAGGATATGAAGCTCAGTCGCACGGGCCTGAACCGCTACGCCAGCCGTATGGAGGAGTTCGGAGCAAAGATTCGCGCCTCCCGCGAAATGGCTGAAATCTGGGCCGCGAAGCTGGGTTCTGCGCCGACGTCTGACGTCGGCAAATTGTTGATGGAGTTTGTGAAAACGCTGGCATTCGAAACGTCGATGTCACTCGCTGAAGAAAAAGGCCCGGTTGAGCCGAAGGCCCTCGGCCAGCTGGCGCTGGTTGCTCAGCGTCTGGAAGCCGCCGCGATGGCCAGCCACAAACGCGAGAAAGAGATCCGCCAGGCCTTCGCCGAAGAAGCCGCCGCGCAGGCGGAGAAAATCACGAAAAGTGCCGGGCTGTCTGCGGAAACCGCCGCTGATATCCGTCGCCAGATTCTGGGGATCGTATGATGGCCGGACCATTGTCAGCGCAGGAACAGTTACGTAATCAGTCCGCCAGCGCCATTCTGGCGGGCGAGTTCGACGCGGATCAGGTGCTGCTGCCGTATCAGCGCCGCTGGATTGCGGACACGTCCCAGCTCAAGATTGCCGAGAAATCCCGTCGTACCGGCCTGACGTGGGCGGAAGCCGCCGAGGCGGCGCTCAGCGGGTCAATGTCACCGGAAGCCGGAGGAACCGACACCTTCTATGTCGGCACCACCAAAGACATGGCGCGTGAGTTTATTGACGCCTGCGCCATGTGGGCGAAGGCATATAATCTCGCGGCCTCCGCGATTGGCGAGGAAGCGCTGGAGGATGACGACAAGGACATACTGGTTTACGTCATCAACTTTGCCAGCGGCTTCAAAATCAAGGCGCTGTCGTCAAACCCTTCAAACCTGCGCGGTATGCAGGGTAACGTCATCATCGATGAAGCGGCATTCCAGAAAGACCTCGCTGCCGTGCTGAAAGCGGCGCTGGCGCTGACCATGTGGGGCTCTAAGGTCCGTTTGATCTCCACCCATAACGGCATTGAAAATCTGTTCAATACCATCATCACTGACAGCCGCGCGGGCAAAAAACGGTACTCCGTTCACCGTATTGATATCGAGCTGGCCATCAGCGAAGGGCTGTATCGTCGTATCTGTCAGGTGACGAAAAAGCCGTGGTCACCGGAAGCCGAGACGGAGTGGCTGGCGAATCTGCTGAGCGATACCGCCACGGAAGAAGACGCCCGCGAGGAATACTACTGCGAGCCGAAGAACGGCGGCGGCACCTATCTGCCCCGCTCCATCCGTGAACGTGCAGCGCGGGGCTCCGGTCCCGTTCTGCGCTTCACCGGTACGGCTGAATTCAATGCCATGCCGGAACTCATCCGCGCACTGGATATGCAGGAGTGGCTGGATAAGGTGGTGCTGCCCGTGCTGAACACGCTGCCGCAAAACCTTCGCCACTGTCTCGGCGAGGACTTTGCGCGGTCGGGCCACCTGACCGTTTTTGCGCCGATGACCGTCAACGATGACACCACCCGCACCGTGCCGTTCCTGGTCGAGCTGGCCAATGTGCCCTACAAGCAGCAGGAGCAGGCGCTGTTCTTTATCTGCGATCGGTTACCGCGCCGCGACGGTATCAAGCTCGATGGCCGGGGGAACGGTAACTATCTGGCCGAACAGGCGGCGGAGAAGTATGGCGCAGAGGTGGAGGTGGTGATGCCATCCGTCGCCCACTACCGCGAGAACATGCCGCGCTTCAAGGCTGCGTTCGAAGACGATGAACTGGTACTGCCGAAGCATGAGGACGTTATCAGTGACCTCGGGCAGATTGTCGTTCAGCGCGGGGTGCCAGGTATTGATGACCGGGAGAACACCGGCAGCGATGGCCACAAGCGTCACGGCGACAGCGCGTATGCGATCTTCCTCGCCTTTCTCGCCAGTAAAGAGGACTGCCAGCGCTACGAACTGCACCGGCTTAACACTCCCCAACAGCAGCGCAACAGCGACAGTCATCGTCAGTTGCGTATCACCCGTGGTCTTAAAAATCAGCGAGGACTGCTCTGATGTTAAAAAAACTTACCGGGGCCATCCGCAGCCTGTTGAGTCCATCAACAGGTGAGCCGGTCACTGTCAGTGAATCGGATATGAAACAGGCTGAAGCGAGGGCCGGGAGCGTCAGCGTCAGGCGACCCTCTCCGGGCATCAGCGTGGCGAGTACCTTATCTCCGGCCAGACTGGCCGGGGTGTTACGTAATGTGACCGAAGGCAATGCCAGCGATTACTTTATCCTGGCCGAAGAAATGGAAGAGCGTGACCTGCACTATTCCAGCGTCTTACGTACCCGCAAGTTGACCGTCGCCGGTATTCCTCCGGCAGTGGAAGCGGCGAGTGACGATGAACATGATGTGATGCTGGCTGATGCCGTACGCGATCTGATTGAGCAGCCGCAGTTACCTGAGCTGCTGTTTGATCTGCTTGACGGGCTCGGCAAGGGCGTGGGTGTCTGCGAAATCCTCTGGGACACCCGTGACGGCTGGAAACCCCGCGACTATGAATGGGTTGACCCGCGTTTCCTCAAAACTGACCGTGAGACCCTGCGCCAGTTCCGTCTGCTGACCGATGAGCAGCCGGTTGATGGTATCCCGCTGACGCCGGGTAAATATGTCATTCACTTCCCCCGTCTCAAGTCCGGCCTGCCGCTGCGTAACGGACTGGCCCGTCTGGTGGCGGTGATGTATATGCTCAAGTCCTTTACTGTCCGTGACTGGTGGGCGTTTGCCGAGAAGTTTGGCATACCCATCGTCGTCGGTAAGTACGGGAATAATGCCTCCCCTGAGCAGATTAAGATCCTCATTGACGCCATCAGTTCTATAGCCTCCGACGCCGGGTGTGCTATCCCCCAGAGTATGCAGCTTGATATGCAGGAGACGGCCAGCCGCAACGGCGGTGGCGCTCTCTTTAAAGAGATGGCCGAATGGTGCGACGCCCAGACCAGCAAGGCGGTGCTGGGACAGACCATGACCACCGACGACGGCAGTTCGCGGTCTCAGGCCGACGTGCATGACCGGGTGCGCATGGATATCGCCCGCTGGGATGCCCGCCAGCTGGAGAACACCCTCAATGAGTTTCTGGTCCGTCCGTTTATCCAGTTCAACTATGGCCCGCAGGAAAAGTACCCGCGTGTGAAGCTGGCCATCAGCGAACCGGAGGACCTTAAGGCTTTTGTCGATGCGCTTATTCCCCTGGTTGATCGCGGTCTGCGGGTACAGGAATCTGAGGTCCGGGACAAGTTTGGTCTGGCTGAGCCGGAAACCGGCGCGGTAGTGCTCTCGCCGTCCAACAGCTTCTCTGCCTTCAGCCCGGCACCGGCACTCAACCGTGAGCGGCTGGCGCTGAACCGTGAGCAGGACGATGAGATTGACGTGATGGTCAGCGAGGCGCTGAAGGACTGGGAGCAGACCGGCGATGCGTTCACCAGTCCGGTGCTGCAGCTGGCGAAGGACGCGGGGAGCTTTGAGGAGTTTCTGGCGCGTCTGCCGGACCTGCAGAAGACGCTGGAGCCTGCCGCGTTCGTCGAGCAACTGGCGATGCTGAGCTTTAAGGCGCGGACGCTGGGAGATGCGAACGATGGCTGAGCAACTCATGACAAAAGCCCTGTGGGAACAGGTCGCTGATGAGCTGAAAAATATCTTCTGCCATGTTCGCTTCCGGTACCTGGATACCGTCATCTCCGTCATTCGTGAGCGCGATAGCGAGAGTAGCACTGTTCTCGCCGTATATTTTGATGACAAATGGTGTGCCGGATGGGGACGAGAAGAAAGCGAGGTGTTTAATCCGCTGACGCGGCTTTTCTGGTGCGAAAAGAAAAAGCGTCATTATCCCTCAAAAACAGTGGCTGAAGTTGAGAGAGCGCTGGGTAAGCGACAGGCGAAAAAAACATTTCCCAAACTGCATGATTCGTTTATCTATCGTCTGCCGTTCTTCACTAGTTCATCGACCCTCGTTCGTCAGTTCAAAAAGGTGGATGGCCTGATGCTTATCACTAAGCAGGAGGATATGTGATCTATGGCTAAGGCTCCCGATATTATCCCCAAAGAGGCGCTCGCCTGGCTGAAGTCCAAAAAGCTGACGCCGGGCTTTGATTACCGTGATGTGTGGAAACAGGAGCACAGCATCGGTTTCACCGTGGCGAAGATGACGCAGCTCGACCTGCTTTCTGATGTCAAAACGCTGGTCGATGAAGCGATGGCCAGCGGGCAGTCGTTCGCCGAGTTCCGGGGGGTACTGAAGCCACTGCTGGTGAAACGTGGATGGTGGGGTCAGCAACTGATGGATGACCCGCTGACGGGTGAGACAAAGTCGGTGCAACTCGGCAGCGATCGTCGTCTGCGTACCATCTACGATACCAACATGCGCACCGCCCGCAGCGCCGGTCAGTGGGATCGTATCCAGCGCACTAAGCGTGCGATGCCGTATCTGCTCTATACGCTGGGCCCGTCACGCGAGCACCGCGCCGAGCACCTGAAATGGGCGGACCTCTGCCTGCCCGTTGACGACCCGTTCTGGCAGACACACATCGGCCCCAATGGCTGGGGCTGTAAATGCGGGGTCCGTCAGGTCAGCAAATACGAGTACGATCAGTTGCAGAAAAATGGCGTCCCGCGCAACATGCAGCAGCTCGACGACAGCGGACAGCCAACCGGCCATGTTATCCGCCAGACCGTCCCGGTTCGTACCGAAGCCCCGCAAGTCAAACGGGTGAAGTGGGTGAACAAGCGCACCGGCGAAGAGGAGATGGTGCCGGAAGGAATTGATCCTGGCTGGGACTACAATCCTGGCACGCGCCGACAGGCTGAACTTGAGCGCCAGCTGGCCGCGAAGCAAAGCGCCTTCGACAGTGATAACTAAACGCGGCGGTAATCCGCCTCAAACGCGCTCAGAGACTTTATCGGCATTTGTGGTACGATGACTCTCTGAAAAATACTTAAACGCGCCACGGCGTTTTTGAACGTGGTTTGAACGGGGGCTGATACGATGGCAGTACTGCAAGGACTAAAACTTGAATCAACACTAGTATTTGCTGAATCTAGTGGCGAGGCATGCAGATATGAAATTTTCCGCGATCTTGATGCCAATGGGAGCTTTGGCGCTCATATTTATCTTCTCAAATATGTTGAAGGTCATGAGAAAGAAATGCCTTTTAATACAAAGTTAGCGGGAGCATCAACGACCAGAAAAGTACAAACTTGGGTATTGGTTAAAGGTATTAAATGCGAAAACAGCTCTCTTCTTTCAGAAGCTGAAACCTTTGTTCGTGAGTACCATAACCAAAACTGGTTCAGTATTAGAAGTTCATTATCCCCTCTTTAATACCTTCGAAACACATGGAAAGCGGTTAATCCACTTTCTTCTCCCGCATCGCCGACACTGTCCGTCAGTTACCTTTAACGACGGACAGCACCATGCCAAAGCCTGCAACACAACTCGAATTTCTGGCCCTGTGCTTCGAGCTTCCCGACCTGTCGGATGCCAGTACGCCGCTGCCGGAATGGTTGCCGATGATCCCTGCGGGCACATTCACTGGCCGGGATGGTCGCTCATGGATTAACGACAATCCCGCTGCGGTCATTGCCGCCTCATTCCGTTATCCAAAGTTACCGATTGATATCGAACACTCTACCGAGCTGCTGGGCCCGAAAGGTGAAGAAGCCCCGGCCTATGCCTGGATTGATTCCATGCGCATTAATGCTGACGGTAGCCTCGATGCGCACGTTGAGTGGACGCCTGACGGTGAAGCGTGTGTCAGGGGTAAGAAGTACCTCTATTACAGCCCAGCCTTCCGTTATCTCTCAACAGGTCAGGTGACGCTGCTGTCCAGCGCTGGCTTGACCAACAAACCCAACCTGTATTTACCCGCTCTTAACTCGGAGAACACCATGCCTTTACCTGTGCAGATTGCCACGGCACTGGGTCTGGCTGAGACCGCGTCGGTTGACGATGCCGTATCAGCGATCCAGACCATCAAAAACAGCGAACAGACAGCGCTGAACCGTGCTCAGAACCCGGACCTGTCGAAGTTCATCCCGCAGGAGACCTATCAACTGGCGCTCAACCGCGCTCAGACAGCGGAAGATCGTCTGAAGACACTGGATGAGAAGACGGCTACCGCGCTGGTTGACGATGCCGTAACCGCCGGGAAAGTCGCGCCCGCTAACCGCGATATGTATCTGGCCCTTTGCCGCAGTGAAGAAGGCCGTCAGCAGTTTGCCGAGTTCGTGAAAACTGCGCAGCCGCTGGTCAATCAGGACCCGTCCAAAGGTAAAGAGAACAAGGGGCAGCAGACCACGCTGACCGAAACCGAACTGGCGATGTGTCGCAGCATGGGTCTTACCCAGGAAGAGTTTCTCGCCGCTAAACCGAAACAGGAGCAATAAGAATGCCGCAACCGTCAGCAGAAATCCTGCACGCGCTCACCACCTCCCTGAGCGCAGCTTTCACCCGAGGTCTCGCAGGTGTGACTCCGCAGTACCTGCGCATTGCTACCGAAGTGCCGAGCGGCTCCGCGTCCAATACGTATGGCTGGCTTTCGGACTTACCGACCATCAAAGAGTGGGTCAGTGAGCGCCAGTTCGCGCAGTTGTCTCAGTACGGCTACACCATCGCCAACAAGACCTGGGAAAACTCGATCCGCGTCAAGCGTGAAAATATCGAAGATGACCAGATTGGCCAGTACAGCGTCATTGCGCAGGCGTTCGGTCAGCAGGTCGCCGAATTCCCTGACACGCTGAGCTTTCCGCTGCTGGTTGCCGGTTTCACCACCCTGTGTTTTGACGGCCAGAACTTCTTTGATACCGACCATCCGATGGCGGGCGGCACCTACAGCAACATTGTGGGTGATATCGCGACTGACAAAGGTGAGCCGTGGTTCCTGATTGATGAAAGTCAGGTGCTTAAACCCATCCTTTACCAGAAGCGCCGCGCCTTTAACTTCCAGGCACTGGATGACCTCAGCAGCGAACACACCTTCAAGAACAATGAGTTCCTGTATGGCGTGGATGGCCGCTGCAACGTCGGTTTTGGCTTCTGGCAGACCGCCTGCGGGTCCCGCGCACCGCTGACTGTCGCCAACTATGAAGCGGCGGTGAAGGTGCTACAGGGCATGAAGCGTGATTCCGGTTCGCCGCTGGGTATCCGTCCGACCACGCTGGTCGTGGGGCCGAACAACCGCGCAGCCGCGAAGAAGATCATCGACGCAATGCTGGTCGATGGCGGTAACTCCAACATCTATTACAAGGATGTGGAAATCGTCGACAGCCCGTTTATCACCACCCCGGCGTAATCGCCAGTCTGCGTTTTAAAACCGTTACAGCGGGCGTTAAACCCGCTGTAACCCACCTTTAAAGAGGATGGAACAGTGAGTGGAACGAAAGAAAAAGCAACGGGTAAGCAAAGCGCTAAAGGTCGCGCTGGCAAGATTTCAGCGCCGGAAATGGCACAGGCTGATGCATCTGACCTGCCGGGAGCTGAACGGTCAGTCACATTACCAGGGCATTACGTTGCGGTGGGTGCGTCCCCCGTCAGCGTAACTTTGGGTGAAGTCGATGCATCACTGACGCCTGAGGGTCTGGCCACCGGTGGCGGAAGTGAGAACCTTATCACCGCGTCCCCTGCAACCGATGATGTGGTGGTGCTGGAGGTACGCGCTAAATCAGAGAATGGATTCTGGCGCTGCGGTCGCTTCTGGCCGCGCGAGCCTGTCCATGTGTTTGTCAGCGACGATCCCGATGGCGATAACGAGGCCAATGCGCTGGAGGGTGATGTGGTGGCGGAGTGCTTCATAAGTCACGAAACCTCCGAGCGCCTGAAGGCTGAGCCTCATCTGGTGGTGGCGGTAGTGCCGGTTCTGCAGGTGGCGGAGAAAGACTGATGGGAATTTACGTTACCCGTGATGACCTGCTGGCTGCGGACGGGTCGCTGGTCTGGAATATGGCCATCGACAAAGCGACTGACCAGCTCGACGAGACGAAGATAGCCACGGCCATTGAGGACGCGGACGCGGAGATCAACTCTTTTCTGTCAAAGCGCTATCAGCTGCCGCTGAACATCACCACCGTTCCGCGCCCGCTGCACCGGGTAGCTGTATCCATCGCCATTTACTGGCTGTCCGAGCGCGACAATCAGATCACCGACCTGATTCAGAAGCGCTACGACAGCGCCATCCAGACCCTCAAGGAGATGGCGAACGGCACGCGCGACCTCGGCCTGCCGACCGACACTCCGGCCCCTGAGACCGATAACGGCAGGATGATTGTTGTCTCTGATAACAAACGTCTGTTCACCCGTAACAACCTCAAAGGGGTGCTGTGATGGGGATATCGGTTGAGGTTATCGGTGCTGAGAAGCTGCAGCAGATGCGACTGGCCATCGAGAAACTCTCTGACAGCTCGCTGCAGCAGGAACTGCTGGAGAGTATCGGCGCTGTCGTTGAATCGCAGACCCGCCGCCGCATCAGCGACGAGAAAACCTCACCGGCTGGCGAGCGCTGGGAGGAATGGTCCGAAGGTTACCGCAAGACCCGCAGCGGGAATCAGAGCCTGCTGCAGGGGAATGGCGATCTGCTCGACAGCATCCAGTACATCGTCGAGCGTGGCCGCGTTCGTGTGGGTTCGCCGCTCAGCTACAGCGGCGTTCATCAGGACGGCTTTGCAGGCAGCGTTCCGGTCAGCGCCCACAAGCGTCTCATTCATCAGGCGTTTGGCCGGGCGCTGAAGCATCCGGTCTGGCAGACCGTGGGCTCCCATACCCGCCAGATGAATATTCCGCAGCGCGAGTACCTCGGGCTGTCCACCGCAAACAGTGATGAGCTGATGCATGTCATCGGCGATTTCTGGAGTGAGGTATTACCGTGAGCAATGAACGTCCGTCCCTGCTGACCACCGGCTCCACGGTCTCCGCCGCTGAGAACATAGTGGCGTGGCTGAAGCCGGAGCTGTTGAACGAACCTCAGCAAAACAAGCCTGACCGCGTCAGCGTGATTGAACGCCATATCGGCCAGTTCAGCACCCCGGCTGAGGTCAAAACCTGGCTGTCAGATCGTGATGGCTGTATCCGTCTGGCCGCACTCCGGGTGCGCAACATCCGTGCACAGGCTGGCGGCACCGTCGGCGATATCACCTGGGCGGCGTATATCATGGCCACCGATGCATGGGGCTATCCGCGCGATACCCGCTGCGAGGTGCTGGTCGGAAAGCTGGTTCGCCGTATTGTCCAGCGCGGAGCCGCTAACGGCATGAAGGCCGAGCGCCCGGCCACTTCCGTCAGTGCCGATAACATCTATTCCGGCGGGCTTAACGAGCTGGGCCTGACCATGTGGGCCGTGACGTGGGAACAGGAGTTCCGTCTGGATGATGAAATCGACCTTGCCACCCTCCCGGACTTCCTGCGACTGGGGGCCACGCTGCAGGTCGGCGATGGCACCACCCCGATTGAAGACGTTATTAACGTAAGAGAGCCGTAACGATGAAGAAACATATCAAGCCCGCCCGCGCGGGGCTGCAGGTGCGAAAAGCTGATGGCCAGCGCCTCAGTCCTGAAGGGGAAACGCTCCTCATGAGTGCATGGTGGCATCGCCGCGAAGCTGAAGGTGATGTTGTTATCACCGATATCCAGGCTGAATCCGTAACCGAACCGGCGGAAGTCCGCCAGACCCGAACCGCAAAGGAGAAGTGATATGTCGTCACTGGGTAATATTCCTGCTGATATCCGCGTTCCGCTGGTGTACATCGATATTGATAATTCTCAGGCGCTCGACAGCGCCCCGGCGCAGTCGCGCAAAATTATCGTCATCGGCCAGCAGAGTGCGACCGGCACCGCTGCCGTTCTGACGCAAAACCGCATCACCAGCGACGGCACCGCTGACCAGCTTTACGGTAAAGGCTCCATGCTGGCCGGGATGCTCAAAACCCTGCGTAAGGCTAACAGCTATACCGAAGTGTGGGCGATGGGCATGGCTGATATTGCTGCCGGTGCTGCTGCAAAATCGGAGTTGACCATCTCCGGCCCGGCCACTGCTGCGGGCACGCTGGCCCTGCTGGTTAACGGTATATCGGTGCAGGTTGGCGTCAGCGCTGACGATACCGCCGACACTATCGCGACAGCCATTATCGCCGCCGTTAACAAACTGCCCGATACGCAGGTTACTGCTGCGCTGAAAGCGGATTCGACCGACGTCGTCACCCTGACCACCAACTGGAAAGGCGCGACTGGCAATGCGATGGACGTCCGTCTCAACTACTACACCGGCGAGCAGACACCTGCTGGCGTTGCTGTTGCCCTGACCGCTTTCTCCGGCGGCACCGGCACCCCGGATATTGCGGCCGTCGTCGCGGCGCTGGGCGATGACTGGTACACCGATATTGTGTTCCCGTTCAACGATACGCAGAGCCTGAATACTATCCGGGATGAACTGCTCGAACGCTGGGGGCCACTCAAGATGATTGAGGCGCAGCTCTGGACGGCCTTCCGGGGCACCCATGCCGAAAGCGGCACCTTTGGCGAAACCCGCAATGACTGGCTGATTTCCTGTATCGGGACCAACATCGCACCGCAACCGCACTGGCTGTGGGCGGCTTCTTACGGCGGTATAGCGTCATACTATCTGGCCAACGACCCGGCCCGTCCGCTGCAGACGCTGGTGCTGCCAGGAATCCTGCCGCCGGTCAAGACAGTACGCTGGGATATGCCGGAGCGTAACCTGCTGCTGCATGACGGCATCGCCACCCATTACGTTGACGCCAGCGACAACGTCTGCATCGAGCGTGAAATCACTATGTACCGCGTCAACCAGTATGGTGACGCCGATACGTCGTACCTCGACGTGCAGTCACCGGCGACGCTGGGGCGTATCCGCTACGTCATTAAAAACCGGTTCACCAACCGCTACCCACGTCACAAGCTGGCCGGGGATGATGTGCTCGACCTGCTTGATCCGGGTCAGCCGGTGATGACACCGAAGATTGCCCGCGCCGAGCTGCTGGATATCGCACTGACTGAGCTGATTCCGGCTGGTCTGGTTGAGGACTTCGACGACTACAAAGACACGCTGGATGTGTATCTCGACGGCGACGATAAAAACCGCCTGAACTTCATCTGCCACCCGAACCTGGTCAACCAGCTGCGTGTGCTGGCCGGTCTTATCCAGTTCAAACTTTAAGGAGCCTTTATGAGCATTCTGGGTATGGCGGCCATCCGTATTAATGGCCGCGAAATCAAAACTGAGGGTAAGTCCACCCTCAATCCGGGAGGCTATGCCCGCACCCAGCATATGGGCGGTGGCAAGGTCTGGGGTAACTCCCGCAAGATGGCCGGTCCCTCGATCCAGATGACCATCGCTGCAGCACAGGATATGGACGTCATCGAAATCAGTAACTGGGAAAACGTGACGGTGATGTTTGAGGGCGATAACGGCCTGACCTACATGATGACCGGCGCGGCCACAGATAACCCGGCGACGCTGGATGAAGACGCTGGCACCATCAGCGCCAACTTTATCGGCACCAAACTGGTGAAGGTATAAAGCATGGCACAGATGACACTGACGTTAATTCACGGGTACGTCACCGGTAAAGGTACTGACGATGAGATGCGGCATCGTACCGTTACCTTTCGCGAGCTGACCTCAAAAGACGTTATCGATGCTCAGTTGGAGGCCGAGCGCGTGGTTATCGGGGAGAACGGCAAGGCCGTGGCGTACTGCTCTGAGGTGCTGATGGGACTGGGTATGCTGCGGAGACAGATTGCCTCTGTGGGTGAGATTCCGGGGCCATTGTCCCTCAAGCAAATCTACGCCTTTCACCCAGAGGACCTGGAGTTACTCAGCAGTAAAGCAGCTGCTCTCGATGACCTGCTTTCGGAGACCGCGTCACGGGGGCGACCTGGTGCCGCTGGCGACGGCGCTGAGTAACCTTATCGTCAATCTTTCCCAACGTTTTGATATGTCCTACCTGCAGCAGTTGCCTCTCCGGCAGCTGCTGCGCCTGACAGAGCAGCTGAGGAAGCAACATGGCAAACCGCCTCACCACTGAAATACACATCAATCTGGCAGGTAACCTGACCGCCAAAGCCCGCCAGTACGGTGCCAACATGTCCGAGTTCGCCCGCACAAATCAGCGGGCAATGTCGGTTGTAAAAGCCACGACGGCGGCGGCCGGTCGTGGTCTGGATGCGCTGGGCAATCGATATACCACCATGATTGCCGGTTTTGCTGGTGGTGCAATGGTAAGAAACTATCAACAGTTAGATCGTCGTCTTACTCGAATGGGAATAACAGCAGGTAAAACCCGTGAGGAAATCGCTGGTATCTTCGATATTGCACAAGATGTAGCAATTAAATTCGGGGTAGATACCAGTGAGATTCAAGGAGCGTTTGAAGAAATAAATGCTCGTTCAGGTGATTTAGATCTAGCTCTAAAGAACACCGAGAACATAGGTATGGCGCTGTCTGCATCAGGGGCCGAAGGTCAAACTCTCGGTGGTCTTATAGCAGAGTATAAAAAACTTCAAATAGAAGATAAAAAGCAGACACTCCTTGCTTTGGATGGAATGAATCGATTAGGAAAGGAAGGCGCATTTGAACTAAAAGATGCTGCGGAAAAGCTTCCAGCATCGTTATCCATGTATGCAGCAGTGGGTGGAAAAGGTGTCAAAGGTGCAATGGATGTGATGACAGTTGCTGAATCAGCGATGGACGTCACAGCAAATAAGGACAAAGCAGCTACAGCGGTAGAGAACTTTATTCGAGACCTTCAAAACCCAAAAGTTGTTAAAACATTACAAAGAAATGGTATTAACGTTTTCGACAGCAACGGTGCAATGCGTCCACTTCCTGTTTTGCTCCAGGAAACAGCGGCTCGATCTTCCAAAGGAGGGATAAAGAAGCAGCGAGGTCGTCTTACTGAAGCCGGGTTTAACCAAGATAGTATGGATTTGATTGCTGGCGCTTCCGGGGAAGCTGGTTCGCAGAAGCTGAAGACTTATATGAATGTAGTCGCTGATGGTCAAAGTATAATTGAAGATGCGGCTTATGCTTCAAAGGACTTTATGTCTGCCACTCAACGCCTTTCTACCGCATGGGAAAAGTTTACTAACCGAGAACTTGCAGGTCCTGTTCAGGAACTGGCTGATGCTCTTAATTCGGTGGATAAAGAGACCGTCAATAATTGGCTTGAAGTTGGTAAACAAATCACGATCGCAGTCGGTGGCCTCATTGCAGCCCGCAAAGCCTTTCAGCTCGGCAAAGGCGCTCTCGATCTCTTCGGCGTCGGTAAATCCAAAGGTATCCCCAAAGGCGTTTCTGATGTGTTCGGTTCAGGTGTTATGCCGGTCTATGTGGTGAATATGGGCTCCGGTGGTATGGGTGGCGGTCCTGATGTTGGTGGCCCCGGTGGTAGAAAACCTCCAGGGCGCGGCGTCCCCGGTCGAGCATACTCTGCGATGGGCTCAGCCTGGATGGTTGGTCCTCTGGCTGCAACCATTCCATTTCTTGATGAGAAACCAAACCTTACCGATGATGACAAAGCCAGCATGGTCAAATGGGCTCAGGATCGAGCCAAAGAACCATCTGTATGGTCCCGTGTTATGGACTGGCTCCAGCCCCCAGATGGTTATCAGGATCCATCGCCGTGGGCGTCGATGCAGCCACAAAACCAGCCTGGCTATCCGTTCCTACAGCAGCCTGAGCTGAAAGGCAGTATCGAGGTCTCTGTTAAAGATGATCGGGTTCAGGTTACCCGCGTTAAGGTCAATGCCCCCGGCGTTACAATGAGCGCCCAGTCTGGCGTCAGCAATGTGGAGCAGGACTGATGGCCGCAAAATGGGAAGACCTTCGCGATGCCTCGTTCCGGGGCGTACCTTTCTTTTTCCGCGACGTCGAGGGGGCTGGTGGTCGCAGGGCTATCCCTCATGCCTACCCCAAAAAAGAGGTGGGCTGGACGGAAGACCACGGTGCGGTATTAACTCAGCAGCAGATTAACGCGATCCTGCTCGGCAGCGACTACACCGACCAGCTTAACCGCCTGCTGGCTGCGCTCAATACTGCCGGTCCCGGAGAACTCGTGCATCCGTGGTTCGGCGTGCAGAAGGTTCAGGTGGGCCGCGTCACGCATCGCCTTTCCACTGAGGAAGGCGGCATTGCCTACGTTTCCTTTGAGGTGTACGAGGCTGGCGAGCAGCTGTTCCCGTCCGGCACCGAAGACACCAGCGCCACCACGCTCAGTGCGGCGGACAAGGTCAAGGAAGCGCTGGCCAGCGGTGATTATTTCGCGGCACTTGATGGCGTCGGCAGTATGGTTGACACCCTTCTGGAGGACATGGAGGGCTTTGTCACAAGCCTGCCGACCCTGCCGGATGCGCTCAGCGAGTGGATGGACCGCCTCAACCGGTTTAAGGACCTCGCCGGTATTGTGGCCGCCGCTCCGGGTGAAATGATCCGCGATATCACCGGCCTCATCAGCGATATGAAAGACCTGGTCTCTGAGCCGCCGTTCGCCCTGCGGGTCTATGACCAGCTGCGTGATAAGTGGGAAGGTGACCGGGCAGCGCAGTCTGCGACCAAATCCCTTGTCGATAACATCAGCGTGAATACTGATACCGGCTTTGCCAGCAGCGTCACACCGGCATCGACACCGGAGACCACGGCAGCGATGGAGACCAACATCGCAGACTTCCGCCGTCTGGTCATTATCTCCACGCTGGTCGCTCAGGCTGAAGCGGTGGCCACCGCGACCTTCGAGACCGGTCAGGATGCGCAGAATACCGGCGACCAGCTGGCGGAGCGTCTCAGCGAGACCGCTGCGGAAGCCGTCGAAGGTGGCCTCCGTGAACTGTGGCGCTCCCTTCGCGAATTGCGGTTCGCGGTGGTGAATGATGTGCGTATCCGAAGCATCCAGTTGCCGGAACTGCGCCGCGTCACCCCGGCCCGGACAGTACCGGTGATGCTGCTGGCCTACCGCGAGACCGGCGACGCGGAGAACCGGGACGAACTGGTGACCCGCAACCGGCTGCGCTACCCCTCCTTTATTACGCCCTCACAGACGATTGAGATCATCAGCAATGACTGAAGAGTTAACCCTGAACGTTGACGGCAAGGTCTGGGGCGGCTGGACCGACATGACCATTAACCGCTCGCTGGAGTCTGTGGCGGGCGAGTTTGACCTGACCGTTACCGCCCGCTGGTCATCTGCCGCGCCGCGCACTATCAAGCCCGGCCAGTCCTGCACGGTCTCCATCGGCAGCGACCGCGTCATGACCGGCTACATCGACGACTTCATTCCCAGCTATGACGCGGAGAATGTCTCCCTGCGCGTGATGGGGCGCGACAAAACCGGCGATCTGGTGGACAGCTCGGTGGTCGATAAGTCCGGCCAGTGGAAAGGTCAGAAGCTGGAGCAACTGGCAGCCACCATCTGCAAGCCCTACGGCATCGAGGTGGTTAACGAGACCGACACCGGCGACGCCTTTGGCAGCATCACCCTCGAACAGGGTGAAACCGGCTTTGAACTGCTCGACCGTCTGGCCAAACAACGCGGCGTTCTCGTGACTTCAGACGCTTACGGTCGGCTGGTTATCACCCGCGCCTCCACCCAACGAGCCGGGGTGGCACTCACTCTCGGCGACAATATTCTGGCTGCACGTGGACGCTTCAGCTGGCGCGAACGGGCCAGTCAGTACATCGTCAAGGGCTCCGCCAGTGCGGGCGGCGTAACGTGGGATGACCAGCCGGTGAAAATGGTCGGAGGGCGTCAGACGATAGTCAGCGACCCGGAGATCACCCGTTATCGTCCGAAGATTCTGGTCAATGAAGACAGCCTGACGGTCGGCGGTGCCAGCGCTCGCGGTGAGTGGTACAAGACACGGATGCTGGGCGAAGCCAACACCACCGAAATCACCGTCGCGGGCTGGCGTGAGAACGGTATCAGCGGTCCGCTGTGGCAGACAAACCGGCTGGTGAAGGTAACCGATGCCATTCAGCAACTCGACGTCACCTGGCTGATTAAGTCCGTTTCCTTTATGGAAGGCGATCAGGGGCGGCTGACCGTGCTGACACTGGTCCCGCCAGAGTCGCTGGATATGCCCGAACAGAAAGCTAAAAGTAAGGGTAAAAAGGCGAAGTCGAAGACTTCTGTGGGGGTGACATGGGACTGAAGGAGGTCAACTTTTCCCGTTCTATCGCCGCCATCGGCCGCCGCCTGCGCCTGATGGTGGACCGGGCGCTGGTGCGCATTGTGACGGACAGCCTCGGGCGGCAGAACTTGCAGGTGCAGTCGCTGGCCGATGAGACCAATGACGACGTCGAGCGCTTCCAGAACTATGGCTTTTCCAGCGTCCCGCCTGCAGGCTCCGAGGCGATTGTTGTTGCTGTCGGTGGCCGTCGCGGCGGCATGGTGGCCATCGCTGTCGAGGATAAAGGGAGTCGCCCCCGTGGTGGTGATGAAGGCGACGTTGTTATTTATCATCAGGAAGGCCATATTATTCGCCTGAAAAAGAATGGCGTGATTGAAATAACAGGGAAGACGGTAAATGTGGTTGCCGAAGAGAGCTGTGACATTATCGGTAAACAGATAAATATCACCGGCCCCACTTCTTTCAGTGAAGATATACAGGTTAAGGGAAAATCTTTCCTTGACCATATTCATAAGGATGGTGACGGTGAAAACACGACTAAACCCTTATGACCATCAGAATAAACTGGCACCTGCCCGCAGGTGGAGATATAGAGATTGAACACAATGGCCTTTCGTTTGACGAGGGCCTTGTTTCTTTGGTGTATATCTGCCTGTTTACTGATGCGCGGGCAGATACCAGCGACGAAATACCCGACGGAACCGATGACCGTCGCGGCTGGTGCGGTAATTCCTTCAGTGATTTCGAATGGGGCTCAAAGCTCTGGCTGATTGACCGTGAAAAGCTGACAGAAGAGGTCAGGCTCCGCGCGGAGAATTACGCCAGTCTGGCCATGCAGCCATTATTACGTGACGGCTATGCGCGAAATGCCCAGGTCATTGCCACTATTCCCCGCATTAACCTGCTGGGGTTAACCATTATTCTCACCCGCCCGGATAAAACCGAGTTAACCGTCGAAATAAAGAAACGCTGGGAGGCGGTAGAAAATGGCTACGTTTAATGTCCCGACGCTCCGCCAGCTTATTCGTGCCGGTATTCAGGATTTAGAGATTGAACTCGACCAGGAATTACCGATTGTCGGTGTTGAACGCGCGTTAAATACGGCTTTCAGCGGCGCTTTACGCGACGTCTACGATTATCAGACGTGGATTAAAAACCAGATTATCCCATCAGAGCAGTCAGCCGACGAAACCATTTTTGATACCGCCCGCTATGAGGGCGTTATTCGTAAAGCCGCATCCTATGCCAGCGGCCCTGTCACCTTCACCGGCACAAAGCCGCTACCGCTCGATACAGAAATGCAGACACAGGACGGCGTCCGCTTCCACGTCACCGCCACCAGTGACCCGTCAGCGGGCAAAATCACCGTCACCGTGCAGGCCGACGAGACGGGCCTCAGCGGCAATCTGACGGCGGGCGACGTTCTGACCCTCATTTCCCCGGTGGCCGGAGTGAACAGTGATGGTGTGGTAGCGGATGCGGGTATATCCGGCGGTGCGGACGTCGAGTCCGTAGCCGAGTTGCTGACCCGTCTGCTGTACCGCAAGCGCAACCCGCCCACCGGCGGAGCTTTGCATGATTACGTTATCTGGGCCACCGAGCTGCCGGGCATCAGCCGGGCATGGGCCTTTGACTGCTGGCACGGGCTGGGAACGGTGGGCCTTGCGTGGGTCTACGACCAGCGCACGGACATTATCCCGACAGGCACCGACCGCGAGTCGATGCAGGCCTACCTGTTCCGCCATCAGGACCCTGCGACCGGGACTTACGTCGGCAAGCCCGGCGGTATCGAGGTCTGGCCCATCCCGCTGACGCTCAAGCCGGTGCCGCTGACCATCCGCATCATTCCCGATACTGCGGCCATCCGTTCTGCAGTCACCCTGAGCCTGCAGGCGCTGTTTCGTTCGGTCTCGCCGGGCGACACGCTGCTGCTCTCCGCCATCCGAACGGCCATCGGCTCATCGACGGGTGTCACGGATTACGAGCTGGACCTCACCACCAATCAGGCCAGTGAGAACTACGAGCTGCTGACGCTGGGGGCTGTCACATGGCGCATCGTGTAGAGGACTGGCAGGACGTCCTGCAGCAGCTGATGCCGCGCGGTAAAGCGTGGCCACGCGACCAGACGGCGGCGCTGACGTCACTGCTCCGGGGCTTCAGTTCCCGCCTGCAGCTGGCGGAGGCGAACGCGGATTTGCTGGTTACCGAGATGCGCCCGGAGACCACCGACCTGCTGCTGGCCGACTGGGAGGACTATCTCGGTCTGCCGGACTGCAACGCCATCCCGGACGGCTTCGACCGCCGTCGTGATGCCGTGGTGGAGAAGTACCACCGCAAGGGCGGGCTGGCCACCTGGCAGATTGAGCAGGCCGTGAAGGATGCGCTGGGCTTCACCATTCAGGTGACCGAAATCCTGCCACATCACGTGATGCGCGACATCATGTATCCGATTTATTCGCACAAATACCGTTACCTGCTGCAGGTGACGGTCACGGATATGCCGATGATCCGCTTTCGCAGTATCAGCAACGTCCTGACACCGTTAATTAGTTTGCAGGCGCAGATACTGGAATGTTTTTTACGTCGTTACCGGCTGGCCGGGCACGATTATGATTTTCTTTACGAGGTTTAATTATGTATCACCTGGATAATGCCTCTTCCGTTCCTGATATGCCCACCATTAAGCCGGTATTATTTACTGAGCGTCGCTGGTTTACTGAAGGCGGCGACGGTATTCAGCCGAGTTATCCGGGCGCGGACTGGTTTAATGCCATTCAGGCGGAAATGCTGAATGTGCTGGCGCTGGCGAATATCACGCCGGACAAAAACGCACTGGATCAGTTCGCTCAGGCCATTCGTATTTTCTCCTCTGACTATATGCTGCCGCCGGGTATTCCGTTTGCGTGGCCGGGCGCGACAGCACCGACCGGCTTTATGTTGATGCTGGGTCAGAGCTTCGATAAAACCGCCTATCCGCGTCTTGCCGTGGCTTATCCCTCCGGCGTTCTGCCGGACATGCGCGGTCAGACCATTAAGTTTTTACCCGCCTCCGGCCGGGCGCTGCTGTCATATGAAGCTGACGGTGTGCAGGCTCATGCGCACGCAGGGAGCGTGGCCTCAACGGACCTCGGGACGGTGTCCGCCAGTAACTTTGATCATGGTACAAAGCCCACCAGTTCGGATAACGAGCATGACCATGATGGTGGCATGTTAGCGCCGGGGGCTGTCTGGGACCCGGACTATGTCGTCGGGTCAGATAATGACTCGCATCGCACGCGTAACAAGACCAGTAAAGCCCCGGCCCACAGTCACACCGTCAACATAGGTATTCACGGACATACTGTTTATATCGGTCCTCATGCTCATGCAGTGACGATCAACAGCACTGGTAATGCCGAAAACACCGTCAAAAATATCGCCTTTAACGCCATTGTGAGGTTAGCGTAATGTCATTTGAATTCTCTCAAAGCCCGCAGGCCATCTGGCTTTATCAGTACGATGCCGATGGTGTTTATATTGGCTCCGTCTTTATGACGATCCCGGCAGGCACCGGTTTACCCGTTAATACCACACATATTCCCTGCGAGCCGGATAAAGGCCAGACCGGTATATTTAAAAATAACGTCTGGGAATACGTGAAAGATATTCGCGGAACTCGTTACTGGAATATTCACGGCACCGGCTTTGTTATTTCCGCACTGAGTGAATCCCTGCCGGAATGGGCTATTACCATTGAGCCGCCGGTTGCTGATGCTGGTTACGTTCTGCTGTTCACGGATGGTCAGTGGATACAGATTGAAGATAAAAGCGGGCAACTTTACTACGAGACCGACGGCACGAAACATACCATCTCTGACGCGTGGTTTACGCTGCCGGAGGGCTGCACGTTCATAGCCCCTCCAGAGGACAAAACGACGTTCGTCACCCGCTGGAACGGGACTGAGTGGGTTTATGTCAAGGATCTGCGCGGTCAGGTTATCTGGAACACCATGACTCGCGAACCCCTCACCATCACCGATATTGGCCCCGTTCCCGATGGCTACACCCTTAAAATGCCGGGTCAGTTTGATGAATGGGACGGCTCAGCCTGGGTAAAAAATATCGACGCTGAACAGGCTTATCTCATCGCCCAGGCTGATCGCCAGAAGGCTAAATTGCTGTCTGAGGCATCTGAGCGGATTTCGATGCTGAGCTACGCCGTCAGCAGCGGACAGGCCACCGATGAAGAGAAATTGCTGCTCGCAAGCTGGGAAGAGTATCGCCTCTCCGCCAGCCGCGTGGACACTACAGCCACCGACATTGTATGGCCAGAGAAGCCTTAAGGAGCTGTTATGTTTCATCTAGACAATACCAGTGGCGTCCCTGAGATGCCTGAACCAAAAGACGAACAATCCATTTCTCCTCGTTGGTTCGGTGAAAGTCAGGAACAGGGCGGTATCAGTTGGCCGGGAGCTGACTGGTTTAATGTCGTTCAGGCGGAATTACTGAACTTGTTAAAGGCCGCAGGGATTGAACCCGACAAAAGATCTTATGATCAATTGAGTAAAGCTATCCCTGAGTTGGGTGATGCGAAGTTCCGCTCGGATGTGGCCAATAGTGACGGTGCAAAACTCGTTGGTGGTATAGGTTTTGTGTCGCCGGAAATGTTCGGCTATTTACAGGGTGTCTCACCTGATGCTGTGCCTTACTATCAAAAGGCTGTTGATGAAGGCCATGCAAGAGGACTCCCTGTGCGACTGACGGGGAAATACTACGCCACAACGTATCCTCATAAAGTCACTTTGCCAGGCGATGACGGGACCGCTTACCCAGGGTGGGTGGCTGCAGGGAATGATGCAAATATTGCCGCGGAACCTGAAAATCATATTTACGCGGCGATTCGGCTCTATCCAGACTCAGTTGTTATCGGCGACAGTATGCAGAACTGCGCTCTGATAGGTGACTGGGATTCAGATGCGCCCACTATTAACAACAATCAGCATGTTGGTTATTTTATTTCCGGCGATTCGTCAGACGGTTATATTCGCCACCAACTGATTAATCATGGTGTGCGCAACTTTTTTATCGGGCGATACGGGAATGGCGTTCTTGACCGGGCCATTGAAGATAATTTTCTCATCAGGGATTGTTGTTTCTCAGGCTGGTCTCGTGGTGCTGATTCAGTTTGCAATGGTTTTGTTATCGCCCGCGATTGCTATGCCGGGGACGCATACGGCGGGGCATGGACGCAACGAAATGCCGCAGTCACTATTCCGTATCTCCCTCCCTATCCGGCGGCAGAGATTTTCAAAGTAGGCTGGGTCGATGCGATCCGTTATACGAAATATCACTTTTACGGTAAGCCACGGCTGTTTGGCCCCATAGATAAGGCGATTGATACGTGGTTCGATACGTATATCTATAAATCCGCCAACTCTGGGCGAACCTCCGCAGGCGGCAGGCTGACAAACAATACTGCCAGCGGCTATTCAGCGCGTTCGTTTCCCGGCATTGCTGGCCGGGCATTCACCGTTCTCAGTCGTTACGGTCGTGCGGTGAACGGGGTCTGCCTTGACGATGTGAAGGTGCTGGGAACCCACCGCGTCCCGTTTTACACCGACGCAGGCAGTTACAACGTGATTCACACGTCCTACGTTGAAAAAACCTGTCTCGTTGACACCACAACGACAACCATTGCCGGTAATCAGTTCTATACCGACTATCAGGACCCGTGGAATGCGACACTGACAAAAGCGCCCGCGATGGTT